AAAAATGAAGGGATATAAACCTTGCAATAGTTGCATGATCCGGAGCAGGCTTTCCTTCTAAAAGATACATGAAATTGATATCTCTTTTACAGGCAGTTTGGATGTCTCTGCTCGAATAAATACGGTTCATGGCAGCATAGATGATGATCTTAAACATCTGACGCGGTGACACCTGATTTTTTTATCTTTCCATAAGATTTATACAGATCCGTCAGTTCCAGCTCCTCCACAAATGCACTTAACAGGCGGACCGGGTCATTGTCTTTGATCAAAACTTCCATTTCAAAAGGAAGTTTGAATTGATAATTGAGTGTAGCCAAAAGGACAGACACCGTGTTATCGTATGCCCTACCCATTCCATACATTTTTATCTTAAATGTTCTCTTATCTTCTAAAAATTTAAACTCATCAGAATATTCAATAACTCCTTCTTTCGCTCCGCCAATCCCCATAAAATAATCTTCTGGGAGACAAAGAATTGCTTTTCCTTCATCTAACTCATTAGAAACTTATACATCTGTTGGAAATGGAAAAAGGTTTGTTGCTTATGTTCCAGTTCCGGTCAAAACAGTTGTTGCAGGCATAACTTTAGTAAGATAGTCTGTCATGTTACAGATCATCAGTACTTTTTCAAACTTCCTTGCATTTCCTTTTTCACTCTTTACAAGATTCGCAACAATCTTTCCATATTCTACTGGCAAAAATGACGTTACCTTCGTAGCTTTCTTTTGCGGATACCCATCTGTGGAGGATACGGAAACACCCTCATGGATATCTCGATCTAATCCGATTGGACAATTTACACCATTCCCACTGACTACCGCTTTCTCTAATGCACAGAGCAATGCATCTTTTAAAAATGTTCGCAGATAATTGTCTAAGAAAATCGGCCCCAGATCCAGCATGTCTTTTTCAATCAGGGTGTATGCCGTCAATTTACACTGATTTACTTCGATCACTTTAAATCCTGATGTGATCTCCTTTGTAATCTCGCTATTGATCTCTCCCCATACGGCATTCTGTTTTGAATGGTCGTTCAGGATCCACCTTGTGAGATATGCCACGTTCTGGAAGTTAATCCGGGATAACAGCGGGTGTTCATCTACCAAATCTTTGTAAACGTCCTCAATGATAGTGACAGGCATTACATCGCCATTTAACAGACCTTCAAGTTCCTGTTTAGGCGCATTTGTTTTCCCGGCTTGAATTAATTTTTCATAATATTTTGTCTCTTCTGAAGTCAACTGACGATATCCACGCTGTGCAAGAATTGCTTTGTTTCCGTTTGCATCTAAATAATCTTGCTGGACACAATCCACTACGGACTCATGGAACTTTTCCCATGCCTCCTGAATTGTCTTTTCATTTCCGCTCTTCATTGCGGCAGAAAGTGATTGCAGTGCTTCTTTTTTGTTTCTCTGTGTAACTGATAACATTATAATTTCCTCCTATTTTGTTAATGCATTAAAAAAAGACCGGAACATCTGCATTGCCTGGTCTTCGTCATCCTCATCTTCATTATCTTCCAATTCTTCTTTTTCTGGATTCTCTTCTGTTTCTGATGAATCCTTTTCTTCCTATGGATCTTCGTCCTCTGAATTTTCATCAGTTTCTTCCGCTGCCGCAAGAATCAATTTCATAAGGCTTCTTTTAGCACTCTGACTTGCTTTTCCCGATCTCTGATCTGTTATGATTGATGTTGCAAATCCTACATCTAAGGCATTCTCTGATGATATCCAGCTCTCTTTCTCTAATAATTCTCTTAATTCTTCTTCTGTAATATTGACACATTCCATATATGCTTTTATAGACGCGTTCGAAATTGTATCAAGGTCATCTGCTTCCTTCCTAAGTTGTGCAGCGTTTCCGCTGGCATAGGTCCATGCATTATGTCCCATCAGCAAGGATGCATTATTCATTAGTCTTTCATCGCCTGCCATGAATATCACAGAGGCTATAGAACATGCAAAACCGTTGCATATAGTCCTAATCTTCGCCTTATGTTGCTTCAGTTCATTGTATATAGCAAGACCTTCTCCAACCTCTCTTCCATAGCTGTTAATATACACATCAATGCAGTCCACATCCAATCCTGCGATTTCATTTGAAAGATTATAGGCTGATACATCGCTTTCCATCCATGGAAACGATGTGATATCTCCATAAATGTTAATGCTTGCACTTTTTTCTTCTTCATCCACAGCAAGCGAATAGTATTTATTCTTCAATCTTTTATTCTCCTTCCTCAAGAATCACCATCATGTCTTCAATTTTTACATAGTCTTTTGTCATCCAGTGCTGTCTTGACCACTCTGTATTCAATGGCTCACATCCTATTTTCTCCCTGATCTCATCAATACACAGATTTCCACTAGCTAGCAGCTTGTCTGCCGCCTGCGCCATGTCAAAAATATCCCGATGGTTGATCTTCCCTGTATCTACTTTATAAAAATTCCCTCCTTCCCAGTTGTCAAACCCTGCTCTTTTATTTAAAACCTCTTGAATCATATCTGCTATTGGATCAATGCAGAACGTCAAAAAGACTTTAACTATTTCATTCATGTTTGTAATATTCCCTGTCATTAAGGTCAATGGAATATGCAACGCATTCGCTACCATTTCAAACATATCTTTTTTTATCTTGATAAAATCATCCGCGGTTTTCGTTCCCTGCTCATCCTTAATAAGCTCATATCCTGCGAACTCAGGATATACCGCATTTTCTGAGGATAAATATGTTTCTAACTGCTTCTGTATATAATTCTGGAACTCCTTCTGAAATTCTTCATCTCCCGCTTCTATGTTCTCCATCTTTAGCCGGTATTTTCGGCCATTCGATTTTTTAAGCGCATCCGCGGAACTTTTCATCAGTTTTCCATATTCCTCGCCGATTCCATTGATCAGCGCGCCAATGCCATTTTGCATTTTAAAATAATAGATATCTTTCGCATGAAACCTTTTTGGAAATGTAAACTCATTAACATTTATATTTGAATATGTATTTCCGTTGATTGTATCCTGGATTTCAATCGGACAATGATCCACACAATATAGATTTCCTTTGTATTCTACGACATATGCTCCATCTTCATCTCGTATCGTTCTTCTGATCACATCCCTCCAAAATTCTCCTGAGTTTTGATTTGGGTTTGGAGATATATTTAAGAGAAAATAATCTTTTCCTTGTACCTCTTTATCTTTAATAAATGTTTTAATTTCACTCTTTGCTACAGCATTCGAAATCATGGAAACAGCCGTGTGTAAGGCTAATTCCTTGTAATATAACTCTGCTGGAACATCAATTGTTACAGTATCCGGTCCAATTTTCCCTCTGACTGGAAACCATTTTTCTATAAAGTCTCTAAATAACATAAATCCCCCTATATATTAAACACAAGTGTCGGTATGTGCGGCGGTTTCCTGCGCTCCTTGATTACATCTTTTACGGTCACTGCCGCAACTAATGCCATAAATCCATCTGTATTTCTGTAATGCTCTTCCTGTTTTCCATACTCATGATTAATTCCTTTCGTGACTTTTTTTGCATTATTTGTATACCATCTCATGATCGGCACGTCCCCAAAAACCAAATTATGGTTTACAAACATAGAATTAATGAGTGGAAATACTTCCTGCACATTACTTGGCCGCACCGGAAGAACATTCTTACGCTCAAACGCTTCAAAACCAATTTGACTTAACGCCTTGTTCATGTAGGAATACCGAAATTTATCAATGGCAATTTTCTTTATGTTGCAGTTGTACTTTTTTCTCATTGCATCGAACCATTCCGCCACATATTCTGCCGGAATTTCCACGTCATCCACATAAATCACATCACCTCTTTTTTTCCATTCTTTTATTGGAGTCCTTTTTTCGATCACTGCCAAATCCCTGGATTTTGTACAGACAAAAGTCTGCTGAATCCAGTAATATTTCTCTCCAATCTTAAAGAGCAACCCACATGAAGTAAAATCATCAGTGCTAGAGTAATCTACTCCACCGACACAATCAAGCCCCTTGAGGTCCGGCATTTCTTGATAGTTGCCTTTATATCATCCCAGGTTGCAACCTCAATATCTTTGTTCCCGATTGGATAATTGCATCGTTTTGCCATGAATTCCTGGAAATATTCTTGTTTAAAGGGCATATCTGCAATTTCTTTTTTAATAGTTCTCTTAAGGGTTGGCATATATGGAAGGCTTGGATTTGCTTTTTCAATTTTTCCTATATCTTTCCACTCCTCTTCATTCTCAATTCGGCACCAGAAAACCAACGTTTGATTTTCCGGATTATATTTCTCAAGAATCATCCGGTTTTGGTCTTTCTCCATGTCAAGGACTCCCCCTCTGACATGGCCATCCGTTGTAATCGTAATGACTCTTCCATCCTTGGTTTTTCCTAAACCAGACTGTAACGTATTGATATTTTCCGTATCGGTATATTCGTGCTTTTCATCAAAAATAACACATCCACTTCGCTTGGACTCCTTTCCCCTTTTAGAAGACGTATTAAATCTCAACACCGATTTGGTAATCCGTCCTACAATCTTTTCTTTTGTTGCATAATAGTTTGCTTCTAATGCTCTTTGATTTTTTGCTTTATCATAATTATCCGTAACTACTTCGTACACATCGTCAAAACTTACCATGGCTTGCTTCTCTGCGTTTGCCAAAATATCAATATCATAGTGCGGGATCGCATGGAATGGAGATAAAAAATAGAAACATAGAAAAGAAATGAATCCGTTCTTTCCCGCCCCTCTACCAATAATGATTCTAATATCTGTATAAAAAATATCATCACTTTCTTTGTATCTGACTCCAACGATCAATGCAAATTAATTCCTCATTTATTTTGTCTAAAATGTCGAAATACTTCATATATTCATCAACCTGATCTATCAGATATTTTTCATTTGTCTGTTTTTTATCCAGGGCCTGTAATATTGCGGTTTTCATCTGTTTTTTTAATTGTTCATTTTTGGAAGGTATTTCCATATTTCAGCCC